GTTACTATTCGATCCGAGTACGTCCAGCAGATGAATGACCTATTGTCACCATTTATCACTCTAGGGTCCTCTATAAGTTACTTTGTTATAGAGAAGAATGGACATCGCTATGAAACCTTTCTACAAGAAGGGTTAAACTTAGCAAATAATGTATCTAACTTAGGTACAGATGAAAGACAGTACACAACAAAAGTTTCTTTTGAGGTACTTGGTTATATTATCGGTGAAGGTCCAAATGGAGAAAGACCCAAGATTATAAGACGCGAAAATGCGGTTAAAGTTAAAATCCCAAGAGAGCGTGTTATAACTGGTGACATTCCAGAGTACGGCAACGGTAAATCTAAGTACATAGAGTAATCAAAGAGGTTTTTGGAAATTAAAATACTAATTAATAAAGAAACAATTAAATTGTTTTGCAAAGGAGACAATAAGTATGGCAGCAACAGATTTCAAGTTTATCTCACCCGGTGTTTTCATCAACGAGATAGATAATTCTCAATTACCAAGCACAGCGGGTAACATTGGTCCAGTAGTCATTGGTCGTTCCGAAAAGGGTCCTGGGCTAGTACCAACTACAGTTAATTCATTTCAAGAGTTTACTGAAGTTTTCGGCGCACCTACACCCGGAAACCTAAACAATGATTTAGCAAGAAATGGAAACTCCGCTGGTCCAACTTATGGTCCTTATGCTGCACAAGCATGGCTAAGAAACAATTCTCCAATTACCTTTGTTCGCTTGGTGGGTCAGGCACATACAGATGCCGTTGATCCCACTGGACTAGCAGGCTGGCAAACTACCAACACCGATCCTGAGCCTGATGGTAGTCAGGGTGGTGCTTACGGCTTATTTGTCTTTCAATCTAGTTCTGCTGCTACGCCTACTGCACAGTTGGCTGCTGTCTGGTATGTCAACAGTGGCTCCGTTGCTCTCTCTGGTACTGCGGTTTCAAGTTCAACTGCTGGCGGTACAAATTATGATGAGGCGACCAACCAAAAAGAAAACCTAGTAGGTACGAACGTTGTTTTCAAGGCTTCAGGCGATAAAGAGTTCAAGGTGATCATCTCAAAGGATGAGGGTGAAACAACCGAGATTGAAACCACTTTTAACTTTACAAACTCATCAGAAAAGTTTGTGCGTAGAGTTTTTAACACTAACCCAACTTTAACAAATTCTGATATCACAGATAGTGCTGTACTAGAAAACTACTGGCTTGGCGAGACATACGAAGATCAGGTCGCACTAACTTTAACAACAGGCGCAGCCGATCAATATGGTGTCATTATTCCTCTAGCGAACAAGTTTGATTACTTTGGCGGTGATTTTAGAATTGACTACGAGGATTCAAGAACTGGCTATTTTATTTCACAGGACTTAAGAACTGGAGATGAGGCAACTGGTTCATTCGATGCTAGAGATCAAACTCAGTTGTTCCGTTTAAGAGCAAGAAACACTGGCAGATGGGCTTCTAGAAATATTAAAGTATCAATTGCTGATATTAAAGCATCCTCAGATGTGTTTAACAAATACGGAACATTCTCTGTGCAGATTAGAGCAATTGACGATACAGATAACCGTCCTAAGATTTTAGAGCAGTTCAACAACTGTAACCTAAACCCAACTTCCGAGAATTACATTGGAAGAAAGATTGGTGACAAGTTTATCGAATGGGATGATGAAGAGAGAAGATACAGAGAGTATGGTGACTTTGCCAACCTTTCAAAGTATGTTTATGTAGAGGCTACAGACATTGTTAAGGAAGGAAAGGCTAATCCAGAGTTCCTACCATTCGGCGTCTTTGGACCTACTAGATTTATCTCTGCGACCGCGCAGTCAACTATAGTAAATTTTAACACTTCCCCAACACTCTTGACTGGTGCAGGAAACTTCTACGATGGATCCGGCGCTGCCGCTTTTGCTGGCACTGACACTACCTTGGTAAGTGGTGCCCTAGACGTTACTTTTGAATTCCCTGCGCTTCGCCTCCGCGCTAGCGCTTCTGAGGGTAATCCAACTGACCCACGTGATGTTTACTTCGGGGTTGATACAACTTTCAACCGCCAGGGTCGTCCATCAGTAACAATTGGCGATTACACCGGACCAAAGCCAGGAGAGATTGGCAGTTTCACCGCTGTTAGTTCTAGTGGAATTCAAACTGAAAACATGTATGTTTTTACATTGGATGACATGTGCAACACCGATAACACTAACACTACTGAACTTACCGGTACTAACGTCTACCTCTCTGGTTCTAGGCAATTAGATCCTAGTGAGCGTAGCGGACTAGGTTATATCCGTGGTGATGGTGCCTACCAAGCCGTTCTAGATGCTGGATGTGATAAGTTCACAACAGTATTCCACGGCGGTTTCGATGGTCTAGACATCACTGAGGCAGAGCCATTCAGAAACACTTTCTTAGAGGGTTCTACAACTCAAACCGAGTTTAACAACTACGCATTCAACTCTTTGAAGGTCGCGATTGATTCTCTAAGAGATCCAGAGCAGGTTCAGTTTGACTTGGCTTGCATGCCCGGTATTACGAACAACACGCTTAACAGGTCCCTGGTGGACATGTGTGATGACCGCGGCGATGCCATGGCGATTATCGACCTTAAGGGTGGTTATGTCCCAGAGACAGAAAACACCTCTACTGTTCAAAATAGATTAGGTTCTGTAGCCTCAACGGTTAACAACAAGAAGAATAGTCTACAGATGAACTCAAGTTTTGGCGCTGCATACTACCCATGGGTACAGATTCAAGACACCATAAACGGTGCAATCCTTTGGGCGCCTCCATCAGTTGCTGCTCTTGGCGCGATTTCTTACGGTCAAGCCACACAGGAACTTTGGTTCGCCCCAGCAGGCTTCACCCGTGGTGGACTCTCCGCTAACAACGCGGCTGGTATCCCAGTTGTCGGTGTTCGCGAGAGACTAATTTCAAAGGATCGCGATAAACTTTACGAGGCAAACATTAACCCAATCGCGCAGTTCCCAGCAGAGGGTATCGTTATCTTCGGTCAGAAGACCTTACAGGTAACACCTTCAGCGCTAGATAGAATTAACGTTCGTAGACTTCTAATTTACTTGAAGCGCGAGATTTCTAGAATTGCTGCGACTCTACTGTTTGACCAGAACGTCCAAGCAACTTGGAACCGCTTCCGTGGTCAAGTCGAGCCACTACTCGCCTCTGTTCAGGCGGGCCTTGGTCTGCAAGATTACAAACTTGTACTTGACGAGACTACAACAACACCGGACTTAATTGACAGGAACATCATGTACGCACAGATTTTCCTTAAGCCAACTAGAGCAATTGAGTTCATTGCAATTGATTTTGTAATTACTGATTCAGGTGCTTCTTTTGACGACTAAAAAATAGTTAAGCACTACTTATAATAAAGGAGATGAGATAAATGGCAAACACATTTTGGTCAAGCAACACAATAGAGCCAAAAAGAACTTTTAGATTTTTGATGGATATCTCTCCATTGAACGATCCAAATTCAATTGCTTCTTACTACGTTAAGAGTGCAGGCAAGCCAAGTTTTCAAATGGAAGGTGGCGCACAGGTTAAATACATCCAGCATACATTCAAGTACCCTGGTCGTGTTATGTGGCAACCAATAACTGTTACAATTCTTGACCCTGCTGTTCCTGATGCCACAGCAATCCTAATGAACATCTTAGCGTCCTCTGGCTATTTTGCTCCAAAAGACGAAACATTATCCACAGTATCCATCTCCAAGCAAAGTGCCAACGCCGCTCTAGGTGGCATCAAGTTGCGTCAAATTGATGCCGATGGTAATGAGATCGAGGAATGGACACTTAACAACCCTTACCTTTCTAACGTTACGTTTGGCGAGGTAAGCATGGATAGTGACGATATTCCTAACTACCAGTTAACAATTGAGTATGACTATGCTACACTAGCCAAGACATCTACTCCTGTTATTGGCGTTGTCGCAACAGGTGGCTCAAAGCAATTACCACCTAACTTTAGTTAATTAAGGGTTAATAAAAAGGTATATAAATGTCCTCCCAGTTTTGGTCTGATGGTAAACTAGAACCCAAAAGAAGTAATCG